CGATTCAGATGGGAAGCATCTGGTCGGCTTTGAACGTCCACTCAATTGTGGCCATCTCGCCCTCGTTGGCCATCTCCAGATCGGGGGTTGCGCGCTTGCAGACGAACAAACCGAGCAGCGAGTAGGTTCGAAGCGTGCTTCCCGAGATGCTCTTGAGGATCAGGGTTGCGGTTTTTTTGTAGGTGCTCGCAACCGGGTCCCGTCCCTCCACGAACCAGAGCTCCATTGCCGCTTGCATGATCAGGTGGTGAGCCGGGAGAGTGGCGGTGAACTCGAGGGTCTTGGTCTGCCCGCCGCTGGCCACCGTGCGGTCCGGCAAGTCCACGGTCTCCAGCTCCTCCTCGAGACCACTGATCTCGGTGAAGATCAACTCAGGCATTCCCAGGACGATGAGCTGGTACTTGTTCAGGGGAATGTGGTCCCCTTGGATCGCGCCTTTCATCTCGTTCTCCTTTCGGATGAAGGTGACAGTCTTTTAGCCTGTCCCTTTGTCCTTACTCGACAGAAACCTGGGAGGTCACCGAGGTTGCCGTTGTTGGGTGCGTTGCCGACGGACTGTGATTGTAGTCCGCGAGGAACTGGTTGAACTGCACGGTCATGGCGTTGAGCTGATCCGCCATGGCGTGAACCACGTCGTAAAGGTTGTCGGACCCGTTTGAGTCATCCAGGCCAGCGCCACCCTCACCAATGAATCTCTTGACCACTTTGGTTGTCATTCTCTGCTCCTTCTTGTCGGGAGGGGGTTAGCCCACGCTTTCGAAAAGACCTTGCTTGCCGATCTTCATGATAAACCGCTCCACGGTGTCGGCCAAGGCCAGGTTGATCTCCGCGAACAGGTCGCCAGCGGCCCGTGTCGCATCGGTGTTGATCTCCGAGTCCAGCTTGATGATCGCCGCGTCGTCAATGGACTTGCCCCGCAGCGCCCGCCGGGTGAACTCGGGAAGGAAGTAGGCCTTGAGCGAGGCCAGCGCCGGCTTCTCTGTGATCGGGTCGTTGATCGCGAACACGATCCAATCGAAGTTCTCGATCAGAACCTGCTCGTAGTAGCTCATCTGCTCCCTCTGGTGTTTCCACTTCCAGGCGGGATCGGACCACAGCGTCCGGTCTCCCCAGAGCACGAAGCGACCCTTGGCCTTCTTGACCACGTTGATGCCCTTGGGGTTGAGGTATTCCTCGTTGAGGATCGCCTCTCCGGTGGGGAGCTTCAGTACCGAGGGCAGCACCGCATCCACGCCGGCCTCGGCCTTGTGATACCCGATCCAGTCGTTGGCGATCCGCGCCTCTCGCCCGTGGACCATGCCGGTGAGCGAGACCAGCTTCATCTTCCCAGGCTCGGAGGCCTGCGGGTCATTGACGTACCCGTAGGAAGGGAAGCTGACCACGGCAAAATCGCTTCGCCCCAGGGTGTCGTTGATGTAGGCGTCCACGTCAACCTCGTCGATCTTTGCCGACGGGATTTCGTAGCGGAACTGATGGTTCTTGGTCTCGGCGTAAGCAACGCCGGCCTTCTGAACCGTGGTTGCGGTCACCCCGGGAACTGCCAGCTTCACCAGTCCCAGGTTCTTGCCGCGGAGCTGGTTGAAGGGGCTGGAGGAAACATCCCAGACCTGGTTTTCGAAATCGGAATCGAGAATTCCGGCGATGCCATCCTTCCCACCTGACAGCTCGAGCGGCGCTACCACCATGAACTGGTCAGCGGGCGCCCCCGAGGTTGACAGATCGCTGCCAGCGGAGACGGTGATGGCCTTGTGGGTGTTGTCAACGATCCGATACTTCTCCCGAGGTGCGTTGATCTTGTCGGGGTAAAGCGACCCACCGATCAGCTCGTCCGCCACGAACGGCTTGTAGATCAGGACCGCCACGTCTGCCGCTGCCCAAGCCGGAGTTCCGGCTGTGAGCGTGAACGGAGGCGTCCATTTGTTGTTGGGCACGAAAGCGGTACCCACCGTTCCCGCCGCACCCAAGCTCCCGAACTTGTCCGATACCGCCGTGAACGCGGTCGGCGCGGAGAACGTGATCGTGATCGTCTGCTCGACCATGATATCGGTGGTCGATCCCAGAGCCACCGTGCCAGCTCCGTCTCCTACCTGCGCCGGGTTCCACTCGTGGATCACGGCCGTGAGCAGGGTGGCGGTGACGGTCAGGATCTCACCGTAATGGTTCGCCGGGCGAACGTCGTTGTTCACGGCGCCAGTCCAAAGGTCAACGGCTTCGACTTCATCGTTCCGTCCGTCGTTGTTGACGACGTTCTCCCAGTACCGGGAGGAGGCGGGGTCGATGGAGAGGTTTTCCCACCAGATGGTGAGCTTGCCATCGACGTAGATGAACAGCCCGAACTCGCTGGCGGGCAGCTCAACCCCGTCCCGGATCTCGTAGGAAAGCTGCTTCCCTTCGTTGTCCAGGGTGAGGTAGTACCGCTTTGAGGGACCAGCAACCCAGTCGGTCTTCATCTTGCTGTCGCTGGCCACCGAGACCACGCCGGCCGCTGTGTTGCCCAGGACCGGATAGCGCTTGTTCTCGATGTCCTCGAACTCCAACCATCCACCCTTCCACTGGTCCTCGTCCCAGGTGGAGACATCGGTGTCCAGCGTGGTCTCCAGCAGATCGCCAGCGGCGCCGAAGTCCGCGGTGTACTTTGCCTCTTTCCCGCCCCAACGCCCACCGTTCTTGGCCTTGAGGGTACCCATGAGCGTGCGGGTGGTCTTGCGGCAGAAGAGACTCGCTTCTGCGGGGTGCTCGTTGCCGTCAGTCACCCGAACCAGCGTGAGCCCCCCGGCACCGGCCGCTTGGCTGTAGAAGTCGAAGCAGGCGTCTGGAAGGAGGGAGTCAGGTAGGTACCCTCCGCACTTTTTCACGAAGGAAGCCTTCGTGGGGCAGACGAGAAGCTTTCCGACATCTCCCTTCTCCAAAATGCCGGCGTAACCGGCCCAGCCCAAGGCTCCCGGCTCTATCGGCTTGTCCCCTTCCAACTCGATGACTCCAACTCCCGCACCTTGCACCGGACCGTATCTTCTCTGGACCATGGAAGACCCTCCTTGTTACACGATGGCGTTCATATCGCCGGTAAGGTTGAACCGCTTAACTGCATGAATTTCAACTGCCTCCTTCAATGCAAACATGACATTGACCAGTCGAAGAAGCATCCGTGCGGTGTAGACATCTCCCAATCGCAGCACCGATGCCATGTCGAACTCGTCGATCAACCAAAGCCGGTACTCCTCATCCAACCCCGGAGAGCGGACCAAGGGATGGTTGAAAACATACCGCTTCACCTCGTCTGCCATTTTATGAAGATCCAGCCCTTTGTCGGCCATGAGCAGAAGCCGGATCTCCAGGTCTCCGCGCAGCGGGCTCGGCACCTTCCAGCCGTTGCCGGTGTCCTTGTTGACCACCGAGTCGTCCCACCCAACCTCGGAAGCCCGGAGCAGGTTGATGTCCTCTAGCACGATTGCCGGCGTCTTGGCGACCTCATGGTACTCGCTGCTCGTGGTCACCGCAACCTCTGGCTCGTAGGTGAACTGAATCCAGAGCGTGGTGTCAGCCTCGACGGTCTCCTTCAGCGTGATCACCTTGGTTGCTGAATTGTAGGAGGAGAACAGATCCTCAAGATGGTTCAAGTCCGCAGAATGATTGAACACCGCGTCGATACCGATCAGGTTATACGGTGTCTCCAGCGGGTAATCATCCAGGTCCACCGTGGTTCCTTCCGCTGCCAACTTGATCGCATAGTCAGCGATCGGGCGCACATTGTCCCGGAGCTGCTTGACGATCAACCGGTAGACGTAGTCTTCCTGGAACTCGATGTCCGAGAGGTAGAGCACGCGCACCCGGATCAACTCCGGCGTGACCGTCTGGTCCGTTGTTTTCAGGTTGGCAATGATCTGGAGCTTCCTGGTAGTGACCGGGAAGTGGTCAATATTGCTTGCTACTTCTGCTTCCGTGTTCCAGAGGGGATCGTCATCAACCTCTGGCTCCCGCCACTCGGTTCCGTCCCACAGGTACTCAGCGGCTCCATCGCCCAGCCGATACCCGACAGAAGCGACCTCCACGCCCTCAACCTTCGGCAACACCACGTCAGCCTGGAAGCCGATCCACTGCCGAACATTTTCCGGGAAGGCTACCCAGCTCTTGACGTAGACATCCGAGTCCAGGGTGTACCCCCAGAGGTCTTCCTTCAGCACCACCCGGTTCCGCTCGGGCACCAGACGAGCCTTGGCGTGCAGGGTAATCCTGCTTCGGTTGGGCTCTGTGAAGTCGAAGTGCTTGATGATTTTCTTCGTTCTCATTTAATCCCCATGGCGGCCGCGATTGCTGCCTGCCAGACGTTCTGAACCTGTCTGTGCAGCTCTTCGCTTTCGATGGCACGTTTTATGAAAGGCCGGGAAGGGATCACGATCTGGGAAGTGGACGGTTTGAGCGGGAAGAACTCCTTGCGCTTGCTCCGCGCCCAGAGCTCTGCCGCGCGACCGGTGAGAGACCCCGGGTTCATCTTGCCTTGGGAAGCACGGAAGAGAAGCTCGAATAGGTGACGCATCCTCTCAGTCACCTTGATCGTGATCCCTTCATGCAATGTGAGTGCCAGGTTGTATGACCCGCTGGTAAAGAGCACGCCGACCCACACGGTGTAGTCGTCGATCATCTGGTGGGTGACCGCCTTGAAGAGGTTCCCGGTGTCCACCAGTGGCTTGCTCGACCCCTTGAGGGAAACGGTGAGGGGAGCGTTTCCGGGAAAGGCGCCAGACCGGATCTCCTTGCGAATGGCGCGCACGGCGAACAGGCCGGCGATTCCGTTGCCCTTGCGCAGCGCCACGCGCCCGCGGGCGGTGAACGCGGTAGGGTCGATGGCCTTGGTGAGCTTCTTCCACCCAGAAGTGAGCTTGATCCCAGAGCTGGCCATCACACCTCCCTGGTCATGGCCCGGTCTCGAAACCAGGCTCGTAGCAAGGTTGCTCCACCCATGTCCGGGTAGTGGCCCATCCACTGAAGGCGCACGATGTAGAGGTCCACCACGTTCCACCCGGTCTTCTTGATCCGGTCGTTGATCTTGAGCGTCACCGACAGCGCATCCAGGTCTTCCTTGAGGAACACGATGTAGCCATCCGCGCCCATTACCGCGCCACCCTCGGTCATTTCCAGGTCGGCGGACTGCCCCCAATTCACCTGACCGGGGAGCTCGACAGAAGCAGCGCGCCGGAGGTGCTGAACGGGTTCTCGAGCGTCTTCGTCGTAAATCGTCTCGGCCACCACGGAAGGCTCCACAAGGATCGCTACCGGGTGAATGAGCCGAGGCCGAGTCATTGGTAGCTCCAGTGGGCTGGGGTGGCGATCCCGAACGGCGCTTTATAGAGCTTGATGATATCAAGCACTTCGGGGTCGGCTGTCATGCCACTGAGCCCCAGTTTGCGATCCTTGAACGGCACCGCGCTTCCGTACTTGATGGAATGGCCATCGGTCTTTTCTTCGAGCACCGACGAGATGATGGGCGGAACGGCCACACCCGAAGCTCCACCGTAGATCGGCGTGGTGAGCTTCTCGATCACGACCTTGGTCAACGCACGCTGGATCAGCTTAGGGGTGCTCCCATCGGATTCGGTGAACCCGAAAATTCCCTTGACAACTTGGTTCATGCGGCCTTTGCGAAACCTCGGCTCGCCATAAACCAGCGGCGCGGTGTAGATGTCCACCCACTCGGATGAGCGAGTGAGGCTGATCTTGGGGTTGCGCCGGTCGTCTTGCATGGGGTTGCGACCGCTGTAGACCCGGTAGAGCAGCGGGTTCACCTCGTCCACGCCACCGTTGATCTTCAGGTACTCGACGCTGATGATCGGCACGCCGAAGAACAAGGTGTCGGAGTCGTTGCCGTCCACCTCCAGGATCATGGCCTTGGGAACGAACCACTGGCGACAGGCCCGCTCGAGGAAGGCCTGCCAGGTCTCAATGTAGCTGAGCACCTGAACGTCCGAGTAGTCGGCCTCAAGCAGCCCCTCGGCGCGGATGTCATCGACGTTGATATAGGTGTCCGCGGTGCTGCCCGCCGACTGGACGAGAACCTCAAAATCCTCGGCCTCGCTCTGGTAGGGAGCAGGCAACGTGATCTTCCAGCGCCACTTGATCCGGTGGGTTCCGATGGGCTCCGTCAACCCCGGCATCCACCCCCGGGCTTCCGCCACGTCGTAGGCATAGTATGAGCCAACGGTAAAGGCTCCGGCCGTGTCCGTCACCGTCTCCCAAGCGTCAGGCGTGACGGGAAACCTCTGAATCCCCGGCAACCCCCCGGAGATGTCCCAGATCTGAAAACCGACCTCGTAGGCATCGGTGAGCGTGCCGTTGACCGTGATGAACCAGTTCAGAATGGAAGGCGTGTTTGCTTGTTCGCGCGCAAGTGCAGGCATTGTCAATCCTCACGGATACGCATCGGTTGGGTGGAAGGGAGATCCCTTCACGTTTCCGATCCCAGGTACCGTTGAAAGTTCCTGGTAAAAGCACGCCATCTCATCCCCTACTTTTGGGGCTATCAGGAACCTTATCACATGATCCGAGATTTCAGTCCAGCCTCTGCGATCATCCCCGGGCTCGAAGACCACCCCGTTCCAGATCACCTTGATCGTGCCGGACACGAATGCGGTCACCGTGGCGAAGTCGCGCATGGACCCGTCAGGTGTTCCGATCAACGGCGTGATCTTGCTTTCGTGGTAGTACGTCACCCGTCCACCTTCTCAAAGTCATCGGGTCGAAACTGCATCAAGTTCCAGATATCCTTGGGGTTGACCCACTGTGGAAATTCTAGCTCGGCATAAAACCTGTTTCTAAGCACCGTAGCGAGCACCTCCGAGCAGGTCTGCCCCTTGAGCTTCAAACCATTGAAGCTCAACCGAAGTCGGGTGGCGCTCTTGAGCAAGATCCACACCCCAAACAGAATGAGCCCAAGGAGGTCATATTGCTGCAAAAAAAGCTCTTGGTTGGCGCGGATGTCTGGGGCGATGTCGTACTTGACCAAGTAGCGCTCATGGATCTTGCGCGTCGCCCGCAGAGGCACCGTGCGCACGCCGCGCCCGTAGACGGACTCGAAAGTCCACTCCCCACCCCAGTCCGCGCTCTGGTACAAGAACAGGATGTGATTGTAGTCAAACCGCGTGAGCTTTCGGATCAGCCACGGAACCAGCCCGGGATCACGCTCGAATCCTATGTAGACCTGATTCACTCTTCATCCTTTCTTCCAAAGAAAGAAGCGCATCCCATTTCCCCGACAAACGGAATGTGGCTTTTCAACCAGCACCGAATCTCCATGTTCATGAAGACCCCAATATCTTGATCGCGTAGAAAGTTCCTTGAGCAAATTCTCCACCGCAAGGAATGTCGTTTTCCAGCCAGACCTGGATCTCCATGCCTGCAGAGTTGACCAGCTCTGTCGCCGCACGCCCGGAGGTGTAGTCGAAGCGGAACGGAATCACCGGCTGGGTGTAGTGGCGCCAATTGCCGGGAGCGCTGAATACCGGGATCGGGGGGTAGGACTTCTCGGCGTCCACGATGAAATTGTGCATC